GTGCCTATGGCATATAGGAAGTGCTAATGCCGTATTTATCACGTTTTTACAATTACATAATTTTAAAAATGTCGCTTATGTGTCATATATGTGTCTATTATATGTCGCTGTAAGCGTCTTTTTTTATGTAAAAATATAATCAGAAAGAGAGGTAATGAGAATGTTTTCTGATGAAGTCAGAGAGAAAATCTTAAGTAAAGAGGAATTACAAAAACTTGACTTAGTGACATTATCTCTAGTTATCCACGCAATCGAAGATGTTTTAGAGGAGGCAGACAATGAACAATCCTTATCAGGCACCTATGATGAATAATCCTTATATGCAATCTCAAAATCCATATATGGATAGAATGAATTTTTTGCAAAATTATCAGCAGAGCTTACAACAACAGCCTATGTCACAGCAAATGACAGGCATTAACGGAAGAATAGTACAGGCAGTTGAAAATATTAATGCTAATGAAGTGCCTATGGATGGCTCAATGGCGTTTTTCCCTAAACAGGATATGTCGGAGATTTATGTCAAAGGTTGGAACGCCAACGGGACCATTAATACGATTGTGTATAAGCCTTATACAGCCCCAAAAGATAGTCAGACAGTAAATTCTATGGCTAACACAGAAAATACTAAATTTACCCTATCAGACGAAAGCACACAGCTATTTCTGAATAAGTTTGAAGAACTATCGGAGAAAATAGGACAGTTGGAAGATAGATTTGACAAATCTTTGGGACCACAGAGAAAAACTTCAAGAACTCAAAGTAAGGGCGGTGATGAAGAATGAATCAGCAGTTAATTCAAGTTATAAATCAACTTAAGTCAATTCGGAATCCGCAGCAAATGGCTATGAATTGCTTGCAACAGTCGGCACAACGTGGAAATCCTATGGCAAAAAACTTGCTTAATCAGATAAACAGTGGAAACACACAAGGCGCAGAGCAAATTTTAAGTAATTTTATGAATACGCAAGGAATAAACCTTAATGATATTAAGGGAATGATGAATTAGGACATTTTGGGTTGTGCGCACATAATGACCGGTTATCCCATTTGTTAATTAAATAAATGGAGGTAAACAAGATGTTTAATTCAAACGGAGTTAGTCTCGCAGATATTGCCGCAGTAACAGGCAATAATCGTAATAACGATGGTATGTGGGGCGATGGTGCATGGTGGATTGTAATTCTCTTAATCTTTGGCTGGGGAAACAACGGCTGGGGCGGTTTCGGTGGAAATGGCAACGGCACAGGCTACACAGACGCGGCTATTCAGAGAGGGTTTGACAATCAGGCAGTTATCAGCAAGTTAGATGGCATTTCTAACGGCTTATGTGACGGCTTCTACGCTATGAACAACAGTATGCTCACAGGCTTTAACGGCATTAACACAAATATCATGCAGACAGGCTATGGCATCCAGCAGGCTATTAACGCTGATACAGTCGCTAATATGCAGAATACCAATGCTTTACAGGCACAGCTTGCTAACTGCTGCTGTGAAACAAGGGAAGCTATTCAGGGTGTAAACTACAACATGGCTACTAACACCTGTGCTTTACAGAACACAATGAACAATAATACAAGAGATATTATTGACAGCCAGCAGGCAGGAACGAGAGCTATCCTTGACTTCCTGACAAATGACAAGATTGCAACCTTACAGGCAGAGAATAATGATTTGAGAAGAGCTGCTTCACAGGATAGACAGAACGCACTTCTGACTTCTGCTATGAGCGCACAGACAAATCAGATTATTGACGCAGTAAGACCTACACCGGTCCCATCATTCCCGGCAAGCAATCTTTACGGATATGCTTATGGTTGTGGATGTAACGCAGGTTGTGGATGCTAAACGTATGTAAATTCATACGGATAACAACTGAATAATTGAGTATCTTAATTGAGTTAACTCAATCTAAACCGATTAAAAATCGTTTTTAGTCGAGGATTAGTCCAAGTTTAGTCAAGAGTTAGTCGAGATTATGTCTGCTAAACAGTATTACTTGATGTTACCGACACAAATGTCGGGAAGATAAAGGGCAGACTATAATGTTTGCCCTTATTTTATGAAAGAGAGGTAAAAACAATGGAAATAACAGGAATCGCATTACAAACAGTTGCCGCCGGAGAAGATGTGGCATTTACAGAAACACCGGTATGCGGAACTAAATGTATAGTCCACAGACAGGGAAGTGGAATTATCAAGTTAAGAGGTATCACCAATCAGTGCAAGGCTAGATTTTTAGTATCTTATAGCGGCAATATTCAGATACCGACAGGCGGTACAGTAGAAGCTATTTCACTTGCCATTGCAGTAGACGGAGAGCCTTTACAGTCAACAAGAATGGTTGTAACACCGGCAGCAGTTTCGAATATGTTTAACGTCTCTGCACAAGCCTACGTGGATGTACCTTGTGGCTGTTGCAGTACAGTAGCGATACAGAATACATCTACACAAGCTATTGAAGTGCAGAATTCTAATTTAATCGTTACTAGGCAAGCTTGATAAGTATTCGATAATGAGTCTTTCTAATATTGCTGATACAGAAAGATGCTCTTTGATTGCTTGAATTTTAATCTTTTCCAACAATTCGCTTTCTATTGTGGTTGTGAATTTGATTTTAGACATTGCAAAACCTCCTTTTTTAACAGTATACCATAAATACGTATTGACGTAAATATGCAAAATTGTTATAATATACGTAAATAAGTATGTACGTATAAAGGAGATTGAAATATGGCTTTTAAAAAAGGAATGACAGCATATAATTTTGATGATTTAACAGGTAAAACATTTAATCGTCTGACAGTTATTGAAAGAGTGCATAAGGAAAATAACAAAAGAACATTTTGGAAATGTAGGTGCGCTTGTGGGAAAGAGGCAATCGTTGAAAGTTCAAAAATTAAGAGCGGTCATACAAAAAGCTGTGGTTGTCTGAATGAAGAGAAACGAAAACAACATGTAGAAGAGCTTACTACACACAATATGAGTAACACTAAATTGTTTGATGTTTGGTGTTCCATGAGAAGCAGGTGTGAAAACAGAAAAAACAAATCATATAAGTGGTATGGCGCTAAAGGCGTTAGAGTTTGTGATGAATGGATAGGGATAGATGGATTCCAAAATTTTTATAACTGGTCTATAAAAAATGGATATAAAGATGGCTTATCCATAGACAGGATAGATTTTAATGGAAATTATGAACCTTTAAATTGTCGCTGGGTCACACCAAAAAAGCAATGCAACAATACAAGTAGAAATATTTATATTGATTACCGAGGAGAAAGGAAAACTTTAAGTGAATTATGTGAGATGTATAATCTTAAATATGGAATTATGCACCATAGGATTTGTGATTTAGAACTTCCTTTTGAGATTGCTATGAATTTTAGCGGGTTTTGTAGAGTTCACTACAAAGGAAAAGAAACTGATTTAAGGCAAATATCAAGAGACGAAAAAATAGAGTATAAAACTTTATTAAAAGAAGTATTGGTAAATAAAAGAGACGATATAGAACAAATTATATTAGATTATGGAGGTAAAACACATGCATAAATGGGCTAAACAGATTATGGAATGTGTCAAGGCTAAAGTTGAAGCAATCGGATTAGATAGCTTTGAGGGGCAGAACCTTGACGATTTAAAGGATTTTACAGAGATAGCGAAGAACATAGCTTGTTTTGACAAAGATTACAGAATTGTTGAAGCTATGGAAAAGTCAGAAGATAATGAGGATATTATGCGTATGCTTGAGCAGTACGAAGATTATCCGGACAGAAGATTTTATGACCATTACCGCTATGCAAATGGCAGATTTGCCCCTAAAGGTCGTGGAACACGTAGGGGATATGAAGAACCGCCTTATATGCACATATACCCTGAAGCAGAACAGATGAGGGATATGGATAGGGATTATGGCAAGATGTATTATACAGAGCCAATGTCTGAAAGCAGCTATGACAGGGCAAAGAGAAACTACACAGAAACTAAGGAAATGCACAAGAATAACACACCAGAGGATAAGGAGCATAAGATGAAAGCACTTGACAGCTATATCAAAGAGCTTGGCGGCGATATTACACAGCTTATTGGCGATATGACAGCAGAAGAACGCAATCTTATGCGTACTAAACTTAGTACACTTGTTTCTAAGTTGTAATTTTAAAGGCTATGGGTAGCAATATTCATAGCCTTATTCCGTTCAGAAAGGAGCATACAGATGATTTTTAATATTAATGGCACAATGTGGCGAGTACAATATGAAAATTCAAATTCGGGCGAATTAAAGCGGTCAGACAATGTTTCTGTGCTGGGTGTAACTGATAGAAATACACATACAATTTATCTATCAAATGCCTTGCGTGGATTTATGCAACGTAAAGTGCTTATACACGAAGTGTGCCACGCAATCTGTATGTCCTATGATTTGTATTTGCTGATTGAACAGGAAGAAATATTGTGCGATTTTGTAGCAACATACGGAGATGAAGTATTTGACATTGTTGATATGGTACTTGGGGCAGTTAGGAGAGTGGGATAATGAGTACAGATGAGCTGTTAAAGATAATTCAAAGGACTAATCCAGATATGACAAAGGAGAGAATGTTGACCGAATTGAAAGAAAACAAATACTCTAGTGTTGCGCTTATTATGTCACTAGAAAGCAAAAAGTAGGCATTGAGCCTACTTTTTAGTTTTTGCTAATAGTTCGTTGTGTGTTTCCATTAGCCATAGAAGTAATTTTTTGCTTTTGTCCTCGGATTCTTCTTCTTTATAAAGAAAATGAGGTACAGGAAGCTCATAATTGTTGCACAATTTCATTGAAAGTTGCAGAACCTCTTCCCAATCTCCACGATTTTGAGCATTTAAAATCTGGTCAAAAATTCCGTGCCAAGCTGTAACCATAGTTTTTCTCCTTTTTGCGTTTTTCTTGCACTTTTAAAAGTGCTAAACAAATAATTAAGTTTAAAAATTAATTTACATTCCAATGTGGGTTATTCAAGAAATTAATGGGATTATATAACATTACTAGCAATATGTCAAGGTTCTATACTATGTCATATTTTTTAGGGACTATCTTCCCTTTATTGGCACCTTTTTCAAAAGGTTTGATGTATACCACTTTGCCTGACTTATAGTGCCTATAATGTCCTCTTACAGACCAACATTCCGCTACACGGACAATTTTCTTGCTTCTGATTTTTGAAGCTACTGTCGGGCTATCTGTCTTGATTGAAACACCATTCAAACGGACAATATGTTCCTTGTTTGAATAAAAATTATGTTCCGAATTGTGAGAGCTTCTTTTCTTCCTATGCACTTCCTTTTGTTCAGGATGCAGCATTAGATAGTTAAGCCACAAGGTCACACCTAAAGCAGACATAAACAATGATGATAATTTTTTCTTGGTATCATTGTCCTCTTTACCTTTAATTGCACCCATAATCTGACTTTTAGGGTCAACATAGTCCTCTATTTTTAAAGCACCGCCTATTGCCATTTCACAAGGGAAAATGTATTTAGCAGAACAAAGCCATACAGTAGAATTATCAGTCACCGCAAGAGTATCTGCTTTGACAGTAATAGTATTACCCTCAATGTCTGAATTAAATATTACCATTCCTGATTCAGAGCCGTTTTTAAGTACAAACACACCCTCTTTTAAAATTGGCATAGCAGGTACTTTTTCGGGAATATTTTTCATGAATGCTTCTACCTGCTGATACCTGTTAATATTGATTTCAATTTTATCCATATTGGCGGATTTTTTGTATAATTCTGCCCCTTTTTTATTGGCTAAATCAAAAATCTGCTGATTTAAGTTATTTTTCATCTTCCCACTCCTTTCAAAATTTTGATGCAAACTTTTTTGAACCCCCCCTATGGTATTTTGACTAGATTACAAAATTCTTTTTAAAAAATCCCAAAAATTTGAACCGAATTTCAAAGCAATTCATTCTCTTTTTCGTACATCATAAGTAGGGTGGCAGCAGTCATTTTTGCAATCCGTTCTCCGGGTTCAAGCGTGAACTCTGTCTCCGGGTCATTCTCGATAAAATTATAATCTTTGTAGATGGTTACGCCCTCTACATCCTGCACCACCACATCTAATATGAGATGGCTCCCAAATTCCTCTATATCCTGTTTAAGCTCGTTAATCAGGCTTTGACAGTCATAAGAAATTTTAATGCCTGCTTTATTCATAAATGCCACAAATTTTACCCCCTTTTCTGATGTAATTTGCGATTAAGGCATACGCCGACGCAATATTAAAATCATAAATGCCGATAACTGCTACCGCTCTATCAAATAGGGCGGCGGTATATTCAGGAACATTGCGGCGGATGTCTTCTCTCAAATCTGCAAGGGAATAACACTTGCCGAGAGTTTCCCAGATATAGGCATATTCGTCCTCTAACCCCATTATTTTGTTATATTCGTCCAAAAAATCCCGGATAGAATAACCTTTTACGCCGGGAAAATGCCTTTTTGAGCATGAGACTGCCTCAAACTCAAATTCTTCTTTTTTGGCAGTAATTACCGCCTGCTTCAAGTCTACAAATTTTATCATATTTTTTCTCCTTAAAATATAATGCAAAAATTTTTATACCCCCCTACGTTTTGCAGAGGCGCATATCGGAAACTATTTTTAAAAATTCCTTGAAATTTGGTCTGAATTTAACCTAAATTTTACCTTGAAAATCTGCCAGCTAAATTCACGCAAAAAAGGCGGATGCATCCGCCTTTAAAAGTCCCCGTCTGCCTTGCATTCGTCAATGTAATCATCAACGGTCAATTTTACCGCCGCTTCAATGTCGGCTTTGCTTTCGCTTTCGCTGTATCGCTCGTTTGCGATGTATGAAAGCGTATCATTTAGTGCAGCTCTCAAGGTCTGCTCGTCGTAGAATGGGAGCTTTTTCTCTTTTTCTTCAACGTCAATTGCAATTTCCCACAATTCAACGCTCATTTTTTCAATGTTATTTTTGTAATTTGGTTCTTTCATAGTGACCCTTCCTTTTTTTAAAAAATATAATGTAAAATAAATTGATACCCCCTAGGGTATGGTTTCCCTAGGTGGTAAGTTAATTTTAAAATGTGGCAAAATTTCAAGGCAAAATTGCCCCGATTTTACCGCAAAAACAGGCTAAAAACTTTAGTGTCCTAAAGCCTGCAAGCGTCCAAAAACCTATCTTTATTATACACCGGGCAAGGTCACCCGGTCAAGGTTTGGAACGCAAAAACCGCCGCCGGTATCGGTCCGGCTGGCATTCTCTGCGGCGGTTAGTTTTTCCCATAATAATTTAAAAAGCCGGGGAATCGAACCCCGGAAGCGCCAGCCTTGCTAATCTGCTAAAATAGCTCTAGCCGTGTTAAAAACGTATAGCCTGTTAAAGCTATGCCGCTTAAAGTCTCCATTTTCAGCAATCACGCGCCCGGTATTCTCATATTTCAGACTTAAAATCATTAAGTACTTGTCTAAAAGTTCATCCGGGCATTTTAGACACTCTATAGCGTTTTCTATTTCGCATTTTTTACTATTATAGTAAATACCATCTATATGCACTCCTTTTTCAGTTTCCAATTCTTTAAATTCTGCTATTAATTCTGCTTTTGTCATATAATCAACCATCCTTTCATTATGAGCCCTGTCTCATCAGTGCAGGCGGGGCAGTTCCTGCAGACCGCCAAAAGTGGCGGTTTCGACTATTGTAATTCAATTCCTGCCTTATATGTTTCTGCTTCTTCGAGTGTTGTGAAGTATTTACCACATCCGCAATGTGCAAATGTTTTCCCACCGTCAACGCTTCTAAAAATCATAGCGTTATAACTGTAAATATTGTCAATTGGGAAACTTAACTTTTTAATCTCTACTTTTTCTATTGTTTTCATGATTTTGCCCTCGCTTTCTTATCCTGCGGTCTGTCATCATCAGAGCCGGGAGACCATCCCGCGGCTGACGCTCCAAATCGGAGCGTTTCGACTTTAGCTCTCTTCATATAAGCTACAGAGCGCATTTTCTATAACTGTATCGTCTGTGCTTATATCTTCGCCTTCTGTTAATGCGTATCCCATTTCTGTTAGATAGATATAGCCTTCATCGAGTAGTTTTTTAAGTTCCTCTGCGTTTTTTGTGACATTTCCTACATATTTCATCATATTTTTTTACCCTAGCCCCCGCGGGGCTTCCTTTCTTTCTTTTGTTATACTAAGTATAACGCTATCGTGATATAATTTCAATATCGGAAAAACTTACAAATATAACGATAACATTATATGCTTTTTTGTGCAAAATATATAACGATAACATTATATTTTGACAAGAATATTTTTTTGTGATATTTTAGAAAAAAATGGAGGACTAATAAAATGACGGCAACTAAAGCGAAAATAAGAGCGACGAGCAAATACGAGAAAAAAGCATATTTCAAGACGCTAGTAAGATTTAAAGCAGAAGACGAGAAGCGAATCAGAGAAGCAGCAGGGGAGAGCTTGAACGGCTTCATCGTTTCCGCAGTCTTAGAAAAACTAAAAAAAAATAATAAAAATAAAGATTGACATATACCGCTATCGTGATATAATAGAAGTATCAAACAAGACCTGGAACCGCTCCGGGTCTTTTCTTTGCCCTGAATCGCCTTAAAAATGATTTTTCATTAATAGTATTATTCAAAAGATTTTTTACTTAAAAAATTAGAGAAAGAAAAAAGAAAAAAGACAGAAAGAAAAGAAAGAAGCAAAGAAAAGAAAGAAAGAAAAAATAAAAAAAGAAAGAGAGAGCCTACAAAAAAATTTTTCCGGCTTGATTTTTTCAAAAAAATAAATTATCATTTGACTAAGATAAAACGAAAGATAAACACGTTACAGACAGATAACACAATTTGAAGTCCTGAACGTGTTTTTATTTTTTTGGAGAAAGGAGGTAAAGCAGATGTTGAACGACGAAGAAAAAGAAAACGTTGAGATTTTCAAAAATGATATTGAAATGTATTTTAAAATGTTTTGCGAAGAAGAGCACATTGAAGACATGCGAAAAGAAACGCAAGCTATTTTTTATGCTGCTTTAATATATACCCAGCATCACGCGTTCCCGGATAGGTCTATTTTAAAATTACATAGAAAATATGAGCCATATGTTAATAATAGTAGACCATATTTTAATAATAGTAGTTGTGGTGTATATAATTATGATTATTTAATGGAATTATCAGACTATTATATATATTTATGTTATAAGTACGATAAAATATGTACTATTACGGGATTTTCAAAATTAACAGGAATAAAAGAAAGCATTATATATGAATGGGGAAGCGATAGCGGAAAGAGTGGGAAACTAAGTGCAACGCCGTCTGCTTTGCTTGAAAAATTAAGAGGGGAATATGAAAACTCGGGAGAGGGTCGGCTCTGGTCCGGTAAGAATCCGGTCGGACACCTTGCAGCACTCAATCGCCGATTTGGTTGGAATTTGCCGGGCGTTAGCAGAGAAACGAGTCAACGGCAAGCCCTGACAGCCGCAGACATACGCCAGCAGCTTCAAAACTCCGCCGACAGTGCTTTATTGTCTGACAATTTGACCGAAAAAGACCCATAAAACCGCTAATATTAACGTTTTGATGTCGCAAAATAAAGATTTTGCGACGTACTAACCGAATAAATCAAGTATATTGATATATTTTATTCCGTGGGTGTAGCAATACACCCACAACGGCAACACCTAGAGCATAGACCGGGGGAAGGGGGTTTATAAAATAGCCCAATGCGCCGCCACTTAGTCCTTCAAATATCTCAAAAAATAAAAAGCCTATATACATACTTGCAATATACATAACTTTTATATATAATACATATATCTACAATTCTGATAGGATAATCTATACATATTACCCCTTTATAAATTAAATAATTAAATAGCCCTATCGCCAAGCGGTAAGGCACAGTACTTTGACTGCTGCATTCGTTGGTCCGAATCCAACTAGGGCTGCTTAGCTGTTTGACAGCTAATACTATGAGACCCCATAAAATATTATTTACCCATGCAATTTAAAGGTTGCCGGGAAGTTTCAAGGCTTCCAATGGGTTTAGTCCGTAATTGGGACATACGGACAGACGCATTTTTCTCCTTGATAAGTTAAAATCAATCTGGTTGGGGATATAGTTTAAATGGCAAAACTTTTAATACAGGTTCGATTCCTGCTATCCCTACTAGCCTAGAAATAGGCAAGTTTTTTTTCATAACAGTACTCTTTTTATGTGAAAATCAACCCTACAACTGTAGACCGTTACAGGCGGTATGGTTTTGGGGAAGCGGCAACGATTGGCGGTGTTGCGGCTGACTGTAAATCAGTTCCCAAGTGGTAAACAATAGAGGTTCGATTCCCCTCTTCCCCATTGGCGATGTTGCCAGTACACCCCTAGTGTGTTTATTAGAGAAATGCAGGTATTAATCAATATTCCGGATAAACTTAGTACAGGGAACTGGATTGAGCCGCTTGCGGCTGACTAAAAATCCTTGGGTGGTGATAACCAAGTAAAAAACCACCGCTTGCCGATATGGGATAAAGGTATTCCAGTAGCTTGCTAAGCTATCCAACAGAAATGTTGTTCGTGTTTGATTCACGATGTCGGCGTTTGGGTTCACGATTGTTAAACCTTGCTTCACAACCTCATAGGTCAAAATCGTTGTAAAAATGTGATGTTTCATGTGTAATCTGTACGCGTGAGTTGATGTGTGGCGGAACGGGTAAACGCTAACTAATGGTTAAGAAAACGGTGTGCACAAGAATTGCTATTAACAAGTCTGGTAAATAGCTGTAAGCAATTACACCAATAAATCCGTTAGAAAATAAAAATCCATTTATCCCTATTCGTAGGTGCAGACTAACTAACGGAATTTCATGTGTGGTTCAAATCCACACCACATCAATAGCTTTCGGCAGTAAATGCAGCAAAGCATTGTCGGAAATGGTAGAAAGTCCATTCAAGTGAAACAAAGGCAACAACAAAAATCACTTGCTTCACAGATATAAATTGTTGCTTTATCTGTGATTTCGGATAGTAGTTCAGTTGGGAGTAACGCTTGATTCATTCAAGTAGTCACAGGTTCGATTCCTGTCTATCCGATTATCAAAATAAGGAGATATGTCTATGGCACAAGGAGTTAAAACACGGGACATTGATAAGTTCTCGGAGGGTGTAGCAAAATACTTAAACAGGGAATGTAGCCAAGTTAAGGCAGCGGAGATAGCCGGAATGAGTGTTCCAACTTTTATGAAGTATGTGAATAAGTTTCTAACCGGCGAAGAATTACCGGACACATTATTTACGCCGAAGAAAAGATAACTAGGTGGTGTGATATGAAAGAATTTATTTACTTATTTGTAACGATACTTGTAACGATACTTGTAATCTTATTTGCGTATATCTTATGCTTTGCCATTATATACGATATGCACATTAAATGTGCCAAAGATAAACCAAAAACCACAAAACGCAAGAAACATAGCAGAAAAGATGACACTATAACCTTGGAACAATGCAAAGACTTATATTATCCGGAATATAGGTTCATAGTAGCTCGTCGGAGAGATGATGTTCCACTATATGCCTTTGCTACATTTGAGGACGCAAAAGATGAGATTAAGCGTTTAATGATGACTTGCTGCGATAGTTATTATATCGTCAATTTGGACAAACAATAAAAACAGAGGTGCGATATGTGTGAATTTTGCTCGTATAAAAACAATCCATTTATAATTTACGGAAAAGAAATCAAAATAAATAAATGTGCCAAAGAAACAGACTTGACGGAAGCACAGGTTATGAGAAACAGGGATGATGAAGTTCCGGGGATTGTAATTTATAAAGGACATAGCGCAGTTGGATATTTTGACATCAATTATTGCCCTATCTGTGGTAGAGAGTTGGTATAGTAATGGCGGAACCTTTAAGTAAATTAGCAGAAAAATGTAAAAGTTGTCCTAAATCTGAAAAATGTGACCATAAAAGAATGGAGTTATGTGCTTTAGCAGATTTGCCACCACAAAATCTTGCAAGCACTACACAAGGCATTTTGATAGACAATATGTCGCCTGTATTGAGGGAAGAAATAAAAAGCCCTTTAAGTCCATTTAAGTATAAAGATGAATTGGAAAAAGCACTAAATGATTCCCGTTTTGGAAATATGTTTATGTATGGTGCTTAGAAAGTTGGTGAAAGAATGATTAAAGAAGCATTGTTGGATATTTCAAAAGGATATGTCAAAGTTTTCTTTGATGGCAACCCAGTTGATAGTATATATAGTGTAGATGGCATTACAGACGATGAGTCTGGAATGAAAAAGATACAACTTACTTTTTTAGTGAAAGAAGTGCTTTTTAAAGAATAACCGGAGAGTTTGCCAATTTTGCAAAGGGGGATTACTATGAAACATCAAAAAGAATGGCACACTTGCGACAGGTGCGGAAAAGAGATAATACCTAAGAACTGGAAAGAAGTTAGATTTAAGCAAGTTGGATGTTGCGGAGATATAGTTCCCGCTTTTGAAGATACTGATATGTGTCTTGAAATCAAGAATGTTCGCAGATATGAATTTTTAGAAAGAACATATGAATTATGCCCTAAGTGCAGGAAAGATTTTGAGAGGTTTATGAGGAATGAACATGGCAGAAGTAATTAAATCAATAGAGCGTGGAGCACTTAGAGAAGCACAATCACACGAAATAGGCGGTAGAAATGGTGAGCCTATAGAAACATCTGAACTTCACGATATGACTATTGGCATTGATATTTCAGTTGATGCAGTCAATGAGTATGCAAAATCAATTCTAGGCAGATACCCGAAAAATAATTATGAATTTTCAAGAGCATTAGCAATGAAAATCCTAGAGGAAACAAAATTATTAGCGAATAGTGAGGGAAAGAAGTAAGATTATGAAAATAACAGAAATGAATAACTGCATTGAGAAAATGCGTAAATGTTACAAGTTTGAGGATGATAAAACAGAAATTAGGCTTGCAAACCCGGTAAGCTTTGATGACACATGTGTTTATATTAGTACAAGAGATGAAAATGGAACAAAAATTGAAATGACAAAAGCTGTAGGTGAAAAGAATGAAAATATCAATACAAGAAATAGTGCAAAAAGCTGCTGATGAAGTATTAGACAATGTCAAAATCGGCAATACCCCTTTTCGTGAATGGGTTGATAACATAAGCAATGCTTATGCAAATAAAAAGTGCAATCTGACTTCTTGCAGATACAATAAAGATAGAGAATGCACCAATGACGAGAAGAGAAAAGAGTGTATTGAAGTTTCTGAAAATGTGTTATGTATAAAGTGAAGGGAGATATAGAAAACTATGAAAAAATTATTTGTAAGCGTACCAATGAAAGGCAGAACAGAGGAAGAAATCAAAGCTAGTATTCAGAAGATGAAAAAGATTGCTGAAATATACGAAGGCGAGGAATTGAAGCTTATCGACAGTTATACTAAGAGTACCCCACCTAAAGATAGTAAAGAAGCTGTATGGTTTTTAGGTGAAAGTCTTAAGAAGCTGGCACGGGCTGATGTGTTTATCGGAATATGTGAAAGCTATGATTGGAATGGCTGCCATATTGAAAGACAGACTGCGGAAATATATGGCATTAAAGCATATATGATTCCAGCAAGGTATGTAATTGATAATTATAATGCACTTATAAACAAATTGCATCCGGTTTGTAATGAAGGAATGCCAACAGTCTAATAAAATTTTACCGGCTAACAAATGGAGTTAGCCGCTACCCTAAAACAGTTATAGGCAGAGGTCTATAAGCACCTTTGCTTTTTAAAAGTGGAGGTGCTTTTCTTTATGTCTGAATTGGAAAGTTTAATTTCTGATTGCGAAAAATACATATCCCAAAATGGAATAGATGAAAACATCATAGAAGCCTACTGCAACGTGTGCCAGCTTGCCAAGAATGAAGACGAAATTGACACAATGCTAAAATGTACGGCTAGGACAAAAGAACTTATAAATGGCTATTGCACAAAGCAGTTTAACGGAAAAGATATATGGGAAGTTGAGAAAGTTGTACAGGAAAGTGATAGTGAATATCCACTACTTAATCAGTTTTATAATGTATTAAAACTGGAGAGCTATTACAATTTTGAAAGTTTTATGCTTTATATGGAACGTAAAAGACATTGGAGCAAAAGATTTTATTTTCCACGCCGTAAAACGCTTAAAGTTGTAGTTAAGGACCTTGAGGACCTTGAAAACGGGATAATCAAATTCTATGGATTATCAATGCCGTCAAGAGTTGGAAAATCCACTATATGTATATTTTTCCTTGCGTGGGTATCGTTGTGCAGACCTAACAGTCATTCAGCTATGGGCGGTCACTCTGGAATACTTGCAAAAGGCTTTTATAAAGAGCTTATGAACTTATTCACTACGGAAGAGTATACATTTTCTGAATTATTCTACTTTTGGAATCCGGAATATGCAAAAAAGCCGCTTGTAACAGATAAAAGCGCTGATGAATTTACAATCACTCTTGGAAACCCGGATAGATTTGCAACAGTTACTTGCCGTGGTATTGATGGAACTTGGACCGGTGCAGTTGACGTATCAAAAGATGGATATTTATATGTGGATGACCTGGTAAGAGATAGAGAACATTCATTATCACCTATGCGAATGGAAAATACCTATCAAGAGTATTTAAACAAAATGGTTGACCGAAAAAACGATGGTGCAAGAGAATTGATGGTAGGTACATTATGGAACGTCCTTGACCCACTAGAACGACTTAGAAAACAATACGAAAATGACCCACGATACAGGTTCAGAAGAATATCGGCACTTAATGAAAACGATGAGAGTAACTTTGATTATGAAATAAATGGCTTTTCAACAGCTTATTACAGAGATATGAGAGAAAAACTTGATAAAGCTGAATGGGAAGCTAAATTTATGCAAAGACCTTTTGTCCGTGAGGGGTTATTATTCCCGACTGATGAATTACGATATTTTAATGGAATACTTCCGGATGGAGATTTTAGAAGAATTGGAGTTACGGATATTGCGTGGGGCGGAGGAGACAGCTTGTCAATGCCTATTGGTGCAGAATACGATAATGGAGATGTATACATTTATGACTGGGTGTTTAATAAAGGACCGAAAGAAGTAACAATACCACTCGTTGTAGGTAGAATTATAGGTAATCAAATAAGACAGACAAGATTTGAGGGCAATATCGGAGGAGATTTATATTGCCAGTATGTTGATGAAAAATTGCAAGAGCAAGATTATAAATGTTCCTGCACAAGCAGAAAGGCACCAAATAAAGTTGAAAAGTTATCAAAGATTATTGCATATTCTGGAGATATAAAAAGAAAATTTATATTTCTTGATAGCCATAAAATCACACAAGAACAAATGAAAAAAGATGCAGATTTAGGAATTGTTAGATATAGAAGAAATGAAGAATATCAAGCGGCTATGGATGAATTGACAATGTTTGTTAGTATTGGTGGCAATGAACATGATGATGCTGCGGATGGACTTACACAACTTGAAATGTTTATAGAAAATCCAAATGATGTAGCAAGAGCTGAAGCGACAGAGAACCCATTTAGGAGGTATTGATATTATGGTAACAAAGGAAGTTTTATCACAATATTCGGATTTGCAGGAAGAAGTCAAAGAAGTAAGGCTAAAGATAGAACGGCTTGAAAGAGATATAAGTAAAATTGAAGCTGGGGAAACTGTTGTGGATTCTGTTTGCGGTGGAGATGGCGGTAAACAGCATTTTAAAATTGAGGGCATACCATTCCCAGAATATGGCAGGAAGAAAACACTTCTATATGCAAGAAAAGCCACGCTAAAGCTACTTGAAGATGACTTATTAGGAAAAACCAATGAAGTTGAAGAATTTATAGCCAAACTTAATGACAGCAGAATGAGAAGAATAATTAACCTTAGATTTTTAGAAAATAAAAGCTGGGTTCAAATAGCGCATATCATAGGTGGAAACACAGAAGATAGTATTAGAATGGCTTTTAACCGGTTTATTGAACAAAAATAATAAAGTTGTTCGATTTGTTCGGAAACAATATTGTATTATTACGATGAAAGTACTACTCCATAGACAATCTTTAAAAAGTATCGTCACTTAATTGTGGCGGTGCTTTTTTATTATGCAAAGAGGTAACAGAATGGATTTTTATAATAACAAAGATAAATCAGTTATATGTCCTAATTGCCACAAGTTCTTAACTAAGGCAGATAGCAAAGACCCAATGACGCATAAAATAACGTGCGGACATTGTGGAAAATGGATATGGTATGTACCAAACGATGAAGACAATTTCCAAATTAAGGAAGTACCAAACAATAGAACGACTTCAAGTGGTATGACATTTTATTAGGAGCAAGATATGAATACAATGTATTTCCAAGACCTTGTTAGAGGCTGTTATGGTAGAAAAATTGCATATACAAATGTAGACAAGATAGCAGAAGATAATGTTGTTAAGGTTATCGGAAGTACTATAGGTGTATTTAATTGGAATAAACCGGTTATTAAGTATCTGTGGCATTACTACAAAGGCGACCAACCGATATTGTACAGGCATAAGTTGACCAATGAAGATATTACAAACAAGATTGTCGAGAATCACGCATATGAAATTGTTCAGTTTAAGGTAGGGCAAACATATGGTGAGCCAATCCAGTTTATTAGCCGCAAAGATGATGAAGCTATCAATAAGGCAGTTGATATACTCAATGATTTTATGGCGGATGCCAATAAGCAGGAGAAAGACATTAAAGCCGGAGAGTGGCAGTCGGCAACAGGGACATCATTCAAAGCGGTTCAACCTAAAAACGGAGATGTACCATTTAGAATTGTGGCACCTACGCCAATGAATACTTACGTTGTTTATAATGAAAGCACAGAAGAGCCTATGCTTGTTGTGCAGGAACTTAAAGACAAGGACGGAAACTGGTATAAGATGGCATTTTCCGATACTATGTCTTTTAGAATTGTTGACAGCAAAGTAGTTGAAGCAAAACTACATACATACGGCGAAATTCCTATTGTAGAATTTCCGAATAACCACGAAAGAATATCTGATATTGAACTTGTAATAGGTATGTTGGACGCTATTAATAACATGCAGTCTAACAGAATGGATAGCATACAGCAGTTTGTCGAGTATTGGGTTAAGTTTGTTAATTGCGAAATTGACGAAGAGAACTTTAAGAAAATGAAAGAAAATCACGCATTGGTTGTTAAGTCAATAAATAAAGATAACAAGTCTGATGTCGATATTATGACACAGGAGCTTAATCAAACACAATGCCAAGTTGCTAAAGACGATTTGTGGGATAATACATTATCCATATTAGCCATTCCGACAAAACAAAGTAACACCGGCGGAGATACGCAAGGGGCAGTTCAATTAAGAAACGGATGGGACTTCTCTAAGACAAGAGCAAAATTGAAAGACCCTGTTGTCAAATCGTGCGAAAAACGATTAGCTGTAGTGGTTCTTAACATATTGAGACTTGCAGGAAAAGATTTAAAGCTGTCAGTCAGAGATTTTGATGTACAGATAAATCATAGCCCACAAGACAATATGTATACAAAAGCACAAACATTACTTTTACTTTTACAAGCTGGCATACATCCACTTGTTGCAATTAAGACAGTTGGGTTATGGGGCGATTCTGAAAAAACATATGTATTATCTAAACCATATTTAAACAATTTATACAAAACTATTAAAGATGTAGAAGAACAAGAAAAGAAAGCACAAGAGATAGTTAATCAACTTAATAATAATCAGCAAAATAAGGCAGTTATCGAATAATCGGTAGCTGCTTTTATTTTATAAAAATTGCACCTATGCGTGAAATAGGAGAAATCACAAGTTGAGCAACCAACGTAAAAAAAGCGTAGTGAATCGGAGGTAATTATGACAAGAGAACAGGCAAAACAGAATCTTATTTCAATCGGAGTAACAGAGCCGACAGATGAACAGATAAGCAATTATCTGAATCAGGTCAATGGCGAAACAAAGAAGGAAAAAGACAGAGCAGACGGCTATAAGGCTAAAGCCGACACAGCAGACGACTTACAGAAACAGCTTGATGAAATACAAGCTGGCAATCTGACAGAGCTTGAAAAGGCGAATAAAGCCTTAGAGACAGCTAATCAACAGATAGCAGATTTACAGAAATCTAACGCTATCAGAGACCAGAGAGAAGCAGCTATGACTAATTTTAAGATTACTGCTGAACAAGCAAAGACAGTTGTTAAAGACGATGGAAGCCTTGATTACACCGAACTTGGCAAGATTATGTCCGAAAAAGAAACAGCTGCGGCACAGGCTAAGGAACAGGAAATTGCAAAACATCAGGATATTCCAGGTGGCGGCAGCAATAAAGGCGGTGCGGACAACAAGACAAACGCTGAAAAGATAGCAGAAAGCCTTATATCTAATGCACCTAAGAACAATGACGTTTTATCACATTACATTCAACAATAACAGGAGGTAAAAAATGGCAAAGGAAATGAATATGCAGTATGAAAAGACTTCATACGCAGGAGATGTTCAGATTTTAAAGAGAGAGCCTAACGAAGCAATCCCATTAACACTTGATTTTTCAACGGTAACAGAAAAGGATGCGAATGGAAAGAAGATTGTAAAGGCTGGTACACCAGTAAACAAGTCAGGTGTGGCTGATAATACAGCAACAGCAATCGGAATCTTAAGATTTGATGTAACAGAAGACAGACCACAGGGAGTGCTGCTTAAGAAAGCATACCTCAATACAAAGGTGGCAGAAGCGCATTCTGGCGTTACATATGACGCAACAGTTAAGACAGCTCTTCCAATGATTGTATTTGAATAATAACAGGAGGTAAACAGATGTTAATTAATGAAGTATTAGACAGCAAGTCTATCGCATTATCAGCAACAGAAAACGCTAGTAATCAGATACCTTATCTTGGTTTACAGTGGTTTCCTGAAAGAAAGAAACAGGGGCTTGATTTAAGTTGGATTAAGACACACAAAGGACTTCCGGTATCACTTGCACCATCCAACTTTGACACGATTCCAACTCTTAGAGCTAGAGAGGGATTAGGCAAGGAAAAAACACAGATGGCATTTTTCCGTGAGGGAATGACAGTTGGCGAAGAAGAAATGCTTGAAATCGAGCGTATTCAGTCAGCAGACGACCCTTACCTTGCAAGTGCTTTATCAAGCGTATATGACGATACAAATAATCTTGTAAGCGGTGCAGAAGTTGTACCAGAGCGTATGAGAATGTCACTTCTTTCTACAAATGCAGGCCATCCGGTAATTGCTATCGTGAGTGACGGCGTTCAGTATGCTTACGATTATGATAAGGATGGTTCATACGCAAAAGACCATTACGCAAAGTTAACCGGCACAAGTATGTGGAGTGATACAGCTAATTCAAAGCCACTTACAGACCTTAACAATGCAAGAAAGAAGTTACAGAAGCAGGGCAAGATTGCCAGATATGCACTTATGAACAGCAATACATTCCAGTATCTGCTTGATAATGCACAGGTAAGAAACTCAATCCTTGCACAGAACCTTACAGCAACTATTGAGGTTGATGATGATACTGTTATTTCAGTAGTACAGAAGAGAACAAAGCTCACTATCGTGCTTTACGATAAGATGTACATTGATGATGATGGCAAAGAGCAGTATTTCTACCCAGATAACAAGGTTACGCTTCTTCCAGAAGGCAGTCTTGGCAGCACTTGGTTTGGCACTACACCGGAAGAAAGAACTGCAAGACAGGTGGCTGATGTGGATGTAACAGTATACGGCACAGGTATTACAGTCGCCACAAAGACAGAGTACGGACCACCTATGAAGATGTCAACATTCGCTTCCGAAGTTGTACTTCCATCATATGAAAATATGGATAGCACATTCGTATATGAGGTTCATAGCGAAGAGTAGGAGGTGCAACTATGAAATATCCACATATAGTGGTTCATAATGGCAAATGGTACAATGCAGGCGAAGAAGTCCCAGAAAATAACAATTCCGGGGCTTCTTTTGATTATAGCAAGACAACCATTAATCGCATGTCTACATCTGATTTACAGGCCTTTGCCACAGAACAAGGTATAGACAACGCAGAAGAACTTACAGGAGCAGAGTTAAAGAAGCTGTTAATTGAGAAATTAGGATTATAGGAGCTGAAATTATGGAATACACCACATTAGAACAAGCCAAAATCAGACTTAAACAATTTCATATTGATACGGTCACAAATGATGATGAAACAACATCTGATGTGGTAGTGTTCGATAACAAAGAAGATAATCCGGCAATCGAACAGCTCATTAAACAGGCTACAGAAGATGTAAAGACAAAAAGAAATTATCCCGACAGCTACACAGATGAAATGATAACCGAGGACTTGAAGAAATTTGAGAACGTTATCGTTAATCTGACTGTCTATGACCATTCACAGGCAGGTGAAGCATTTATGGCAAGCTACAATGAAAATGGTGTCAACAGAACTTGGAAAGATAGAGACAGCTTATTTGTTGGGGTATTTCCTTTTGCTAAAGTTTTATAAAGAAGATTGTGCGTTACCAATATGGTAGCAGGCGGCACACATTAAGGGTGGTGGGCGGTGTGCCATTATTGATTATGAAAGGCGGTATATCAATGCCAATAGCAGTAATTATAAGCATTATTTCGGTTACTTTTTCCGTCCTTTTCGGGCTGTTTACATTAGGACTTAATCTTAAGAACAGCAAAAAATCTGACAAGGCAGAACTTACGGAGCGTGTAAAGGAAAATACACGCATAAATATGAAACTTGACACTATATCGAGTAACACAACAGAAATAAAGAATGAAGTTACGGAAATGAGAAAAGAACTTAATTCTCACGATAGCCGAATTGTCAAGGTTGAAGAAAGCGTAAAGTCAGCACACCACCGAATAGACGGATTGGAAACACGACTTAATGAAGATAAGGAGGTATAGCAGAATGGAAATTATGCAGGTATTAATCGCAAATATGACAATTATCTTAGCGATTGTTGGGGCATTAGCTTTTGTAGTGTCTGTAATTACACAAGTAATTAAGGGCATTGGAGTATTTAATAAAGTGCCTACGGATATTATAGTATTTATCTTGTCAATCGGTATTACTGTAGCAGCTTTTGTTGCCTATATGCAGTATATTCAGATGACAATACTGTGGTATATGATTCTTGCAGCAATTATGGCAGGATTTGTTGTAGCATTTATTTCAATGTACGGATGGGAAAAACTGTCTGAATTATGGAAGCGATTTGGCAAGGATGTGAAGTAATATGCTTGACATTAATAAGCAGGCTATGAAGTATTCACTTCAAGGGCAGACGGTAACTATTTACGAAAGAGATGATGACGGCAATATCCTTTATGAGGGATATACCGACGCAGAGGGTAACTTCATTCCTTATCTTGATGATGAGGGAAATAAGATACCTAAAGTTCTTGAAGAAAAAACAGGTTTTTCAGAGCCAGTGGATTTTAAAGCAAACATAGCTTTCAGCGGTGGAGAAGCACAGAGTAAAGAATACGGCTTTGATACCGCTGATTTTGACGCTATTTTGCTGACAGATAGGAATGCATTACCTATTCAAAAAGGCGACCTTATATGGCTCGACAGCAAGCCTACATATACATCTGACAGCCTTGTTGATGAAACATCAGCGGATTTCACGATTGTAGGCATTAAGCCGGCACTATATTCAACCAAGTATATGCTTAAAGCGGTTGTAAAGTAGGTGCGATATGGCAAGACATACAATTAAAATATCCTTGTCTGAAAATTCGATAAATGAAGCTATCAGACAGCTAAAACAATATAAGGAATGGATTACTGAAAAGACTTTTCAACTTGTTAAAGAGCTTGCGGAAGTTGGAATACCTGTCATAGATGAAAATATGGCAAAAGCAAACTACACTTACGATGCAGAAGGCATCAGAAGCGGTTCCAACACAAACCATTATACATACGTCAAACTCCGGTCCTTTGGTGGTTACAATGAAGCAATACTGACTGTAGAGGGCAAAGAACTTATGTTTATTGAGTTTGGAGCCGGTGTTTTTTACAACGGAGAAGCAGGTACAAGCCCACATCCAAAGGGCGAAGTAAATGGAATGGTAATTGGTTCCTATGGCGAAGGATACGGCGTTCAAAAGATATGGGGATATTATGCAGACAGCGGAGAACTCATTTTTACACACGGCGTAGAAGCACAAATGCCTGTTTATAAAGCCGATATGGAAATAATTCAAAAATACGCAGAAGTAGCAAGGAGAGTGTTTAGTTAATGGCAAATGCTAATGATTGGGCGACAGACCTTGAAAGTACAGTTGCAGCACTTGTCAAGGCTAAGAGCCTACCGCAGTTACAAAAGAAATATCCCAAGGTCAGAATTACTGACGAGGGAGAAAGTAGCGGTTCGGCAGTATTCCCTACCGTATACATTCATTTACTAACCCCGACCGAACGAGGACAGACACTTGACGGACAGACAATTAACGCATTGTTAGCGACATTCCAAGTGGATGTCACAACTAACACAAGCAAGTCTGACTGCCGCAAGGTTATGGCAACGGTTATGAATGTTTTTAAAGAAATGAGATTTCAAGGCAAAGCATTGCCGGAAACTTCAATAAACAACAAGATACATCACAGCGTGGCACGTTTTAGCCGTGTTATCGGTGCGAATGACAGACTAATTTAGCAACAAAGAGCAGAAATGCTCTTATTTTTTTTATCCAACAGGAGGTAGACAAATGGCAAATGCAGTAGCAGGGTTAAGCACATTAGGTGTTACTTTTTCTTATGGCGTTGAAACAACGGCAGGAACAAAGCCAACAGCCTTTAAGTTGCTTTCAAGAATTAACTCTATTGGCGAGATTACAGTAACACCGGAACCAATAGACGCTTCGGCACTTGAGGACAGACAGACAAGAAATATTGCCGGAAGAGATACTGTATCTGACACAGTTGCAGTAACTGTCAACAAAACAGATGAAACTATTGAGGAATGGAAAGCTGTTATTACCGCTTACAATGGTTTAACCGGCGGTAAGAGAATGTGGTTCCAGGAAATCACACCGGGCATTACAGATGCAGAGTTCTTTGTGGCACAGCCACCATCAAAGCTGCCAATTACAAGTAAGGAGCAGAACGGACTTCTTACAATGGCACTTAACCTCATTATCGAGGAAATGGTAGGTACTGACACAAAAGTAGAACCTACACCGGGGGAATAGTCAGTCAGTCACTTGATACAACAAATGCTGTTGTGACTGACGAGGAAGAAACAGCGGATTACACGCCAATAGGCGAATAACAAGTCAGTAAAGGGCGGTCTAAGGACTGCCCCTTTCCTATAGAAAATATAGGAGGAAAGGAAAATAACTATGGAAATTAAAGCAAACGGAAAAGAATATGCACTTAGATTTAGCTTTGACGCAGCAGAGGACAGAACTATTGTTCAGAAAATGTTCAATTACCTTACAGGCTCTTCGATGTTTGAGGATATAGACGGAAACCCAATTCAGAGAGCACTTGAAGGAGCAGCGGTAACAGTCGGAAATATGCCACAGACTTGTATAGATGCGGTATATGCAGGATGTCTTGAAAAAAATGCTGTGACAAGAGAAGAAGCTAAACAGATTGCAAGAGCATATTTAAGTGAAAATAAGAAGAATTACAGGGATTTATTCCTTGAAATAATAAAAGCAATGGAAGAAGACGGTTTTTTCGACCTGTCGGGAATAACATCGTCTCTGAACGCAATGGCGGAGAACATAGAGAAGCAGATGGCGGAAGAAAGTCCCGAAAAATAGACATCCATAAGCTAATATGGGAAAAATATTTTCCTGTGGCTTTTGCTATGGGAATTACGATAGAAGAATTTAAGCACATGACACCTACAGAATTTGAATACTGCCTAAAAGGTTACAAAATACGGAGAAACGCACAGAACATAGACTTGTGGACGTATGCTATAACCTATCTTATCCCGGCAATCAAATTCGGTGTTAGAAGTGGAGCTTGGGGAAAAGATAAGGCAGATTTCCCTAACGAGCCTATTGGCTTGAATAACAACGAAGAACCAACAGAAGATGAGATTGAGAAAAAGCGAAAAGAATTTGCACTGCAAATGAAAACAATGAAGGCTAATTGGGATTTAACACACAAAAAAGGGCAATAAGACAATGGTTTTATTGTCCTTTATTTTTTTGAAAAAAGGCAGGTGCAAGGCGTGGAATTAGATTCATTAGAGATAAAAATACAAGCGACAGCGACTAAAGCGAATAATGCTATCGACAATATGATAACAAGGCTTGAAAAACTGTCAGGGACACTAAATGGTATTAACGGCACATCATTATCCGGACTTGCGAATGGTGTTAATAGACTTGCAGCAGCAATGCAGACAATGAAAAATGTCGGAACGGCAGATTTCACAAGGCTTGCCAAGAATATCACAAAATTAGGCAGCATAAACACTGTTTCATTGAATAACACGGCTAGTTCATTATCACATATCACAAGAGCATTTAGCAATTTAGCGAGTGTTCCACAGAATGCCGCAAGCATAGGCACCCTTGCACAAGGCATAAGCAGACTTGGAAGTAGAAGCGTTCAAAATGCGGCGGTTAATATTCCAAGACTTACAGCAAGCCTCATAACAATGCTACAGCAACTGTCAAGAGCACCGGCGGTAAGCAACGGAGTGATAAGACTTGCGGATTCGCTTGCTAATCTTGCGTCCCAAGGAAGCAAAGTTAATACGGCTTCTGCAAGCCTTCAAGGTTCGCTAAACAACACAGATAAGGCTGCAAAGAGAACCCACAAAGGAGTAAGAAGCCTTGCTTCTATTTTCGGCAAACTATATGCTAACTTCTTTTGGGTCATAAGAGGAATGAAAAGCCTTTGGAAATCTATAGAGGGTACCGCAGACTACATAGAGGCATTTAACTACAAAGCCGTAGCTTTCGGAAAGATAGGCTCTGAATGGGGCAAAGAATACGAGAAATACGGCTACAGCAATGCAGAAGCCTACGCAAATAGTTTTTCAAAAAGAGTTGATGAACTCTTAGGCAAGTTATCTGGATTAAGTGTAGATGTTAAAGGCGGATTAATCAAAGCGGATTCCGCTAAAAACCTCGGACTTAACATACAAGAGATTACACAGTATGCTTCACAGTTAGCTTCTGTTACTAATTCATTAGGACAGACAGGCGAAGCAACAACAGCTATAACAAAGTCAATGACAATGTTAGCAGGCGATATAAGCTCACTTTTTAACGTGGACTATTCAACAGTAGCCACAAACTTACAAAGTGGCTTAATCGGGCAGTCAAGGGCATTGTATAAGTATGGTATTGATATTACCAATGCTACATTAGCGACATACGCTTATAACTTAGGGATAACTAAGAGCGTAAGTGAAATGTCACAGGCTGAAAAACAGCAATTAAGATTTATTGCAATTCTTGACCAGTCTAAAGTATCTTGGGGCGACTTAGCAAACACTATCAACAGCCCTAACAATATGCTTAGACAATTCAAGACAAACTTGTCTGAAACAGGAATGGTATTAGGACAAATCTTTGTCCCAATATTGCAAAAAGTAATGCCTGTTGTAAATGGCGTAACAATAGCTTTTAAAAGGCTTCTTGTCAGTATTGCTCAATTTGCAGGAGTTAAGATTGACTTTGAGAGTTTTGGACAAAGCGGTTATAAAGATACAACAGACGGATTGGAAGATATTTCAAGTGGCTATGACGGAGTAGCTGAAAGCGCGAAAAAAGCCGCTATTTCCCTTATGGGGTTTGATGAAGTAAATAAACTTTCTGAAAACAGTGATAGTAGCGGTAAAAACGCAGGAACCGGGGATATTGACTTAACAGATAAAATTGTCGAAGCCTCAAGCGAATACGAAAAAGTATGGCAGAAAGCCTTTGACAATATGAACAATAAGGCTAATGAATGGGCGGATAAGTTTGAAAGCAAACTTTATTTCCTTAAGAACATAGGCAAGTTAATTGCCAATGGCGAATATTATAAAGCTGGAGATACCATTGCTAAAAAACTTAGCAATGGTATTCACTCTTTCGGGTGGGATAAAACAGGAACATTCATTGGAAAAAGCATTACTAACACGTTAGATTTAGTTGCTGGATTTACAAGTAACTTTAATTGGAAAAAACTTGCAAGCGACCTTACTTCTTTAATTAACAATGCAATAAAGAATATTAAGCCTAAGAGTTTTGCAAGTGCAATTAACGGCATTTTAAACGGAATATGGGATTTTGTAACAATTTTTTTTAAGACACTTAATTGGAAACAGTTTGCTAGCTTTATCGGGCGACTCTTACAAGAAATTGATTGGGGAACTGTAGCAAAAATAGGACTTGCAGTAGGAATGGGCAAGTTGGCAAAGACAGCCGCAACAAGTTTCTTTAGCGGTTTTAAAGCTCAAATGTCGGTTGGTAATCTGGTGAGCGGAATTGGAAGCGTAGCCACTTACGCAGGCTCAAAGGTAGGAAGTGCGTTTATGAGTGGACTTACTTCTCCACTTATGGCAATCCCGGCAATTACAGCAACAATCTTGATTGGAGAAAACGATTATTACAGTAGGCTTGCTGAACTTTACGAAAAAGCTAGAGGGGAAGTCGATGAAACAACACAGAAGTTTGTTGATGACATTAACACCTCAAATGACAAGATAAAAGAACTTGCTGACGGAATTTACGATTCATTCCAAAAAAATGATACTACCACGCAAGCTGACAAGCTCAAAATAATAGCAGATAAATACTTTGAGTTAGCGGATGGTGCTGACAAGAGTACAGAAGCCTTAAAGAAACTTGATGAGTACAAGAAAATACTTATCGAAGAGGGCGGAGAACAGTTCAAAACGATACTTGAAGATGAAAACAGCAGTTTGGATGACCAAAAAGAGAAAATCTATGATGTCATAGACGCATTGAAAGCAAAAGGATTACAAGAAGCTGCGTCAAAGGGAATAACTGAAACAACAGACCTCATTATGGAACAACGTAACACTTATGACAAAAGCAAGAGCGAAACGAAAAAAGCACAACAGAAAGCGGTTAATCTTCAAGCTGAATATCAGATTGGGCAAGACCAAATGAGGACATACCTTGCCGAACATTACAAATATGGCAATTTTCAACCTATATTAAGTAAAGACGGTAAAAAAGTCATTCAAGATACGGCAGAAGTAGCGAATAAATTCTGGGATATGTTTGACAGGTACGCAGATGAAGCATTTAACGATACACTGCCAAACGGACTTAGAAAGTCGGAAAAAAAAATAGCAGAAATAACTGCTAGTAGTAAAAACGTAGGAAAGCAGTGGCAAGACGCTACTGCAAACTACGAAGCACTTAATGAAAAATATAGAGAAAGTGCAGATGTATTAGCAAACCTTGAGACACAGCTTGATTATTATACTTCTATTGCAAGCGGAGCGATAGACACTCAAACATCGCTGTATGCTTACCAGGAGCAAAAAGCCAGCGATACAAAGACACGTTATAAGGAATTAGCTGAAAATATAACAAGCGTAAGTGACATCTTGAAAAATACTGATGCCACTAGCCAAACAGTTTCAAGCAAAATGGAAGAAGGCTTTAATCCAAGTAAATGGACAGGAATAGGAACAACTTCCATAAGCAATTACATCGGCGGAATAGGAGACCCTGCTAAGACGCAGTATGGTATTCAAGTGGCACAACAGGTGGCACATAAAATAGCGGGGCCATTTAACACAAAATCAGATTTTGCAAGCTATGGTAAGTACAGTATTCAAGGTTACCTTGAGGGATTAAAGGCCGAATGGGGCAACAGAGTTAAGAAAGGCTTAGAAACTGTTACAGATGGAATTAAGAACATCTTCAAAAAAGGATTCAAAATTTCTTCTCCATCAAAACTCTTCAAGCAATATGGTAAATGGACACTTGAAGGATATGACATAGGTTTTGAAAATCAAGCTAGAGAAACCTATCAGATGGTAACAGGTTGGAGTGACAAGATTGCTAGTGTTCCTGAAAGCCTTGGAGAATATAATGCGGACTATTCTGCTAGTTATAGCAATGAAGTTACTGCCGAATACAGTTCATCAGAACAGGTGGCACTTATGCAGGAACAGAACCGCCTTTTAAGGGAATTACTTAACAAGGAAACTGTAATTGTTCCGAATGAAAACGGAATCTTCAACACTGTCAGAAGACAGGCCAATGAGTATGTCAGACAAACAGGCGACTTGCCTTGGACAGTATAAAGGAGGAATAGGATGTTTTTAGAAATTAATGATGTGGATATTTCGCCTTATATTAAGTCCTTGCAGCCAAGTCACGAATCAATATGGAACAGCAAGGCAGGGCGAAGCATAGACAGCGAAGCAACGTTTGTTGGAAGAATTGTGGCAAGAAAATGGAAGTTACAGGCAAAGACGATACCTTTATCGCAAGAAAAAGTAGCCAAGATAGTCGAATTGTTAGAACAGTCCGACTTTTTTAGTGCAAAATTCATCCCGACAAATGGAACTGATTTTATTAAAAAGAATTTTTACGTCGGCTCTATCAGCACACCGGTTTATAGTTACAACAGTGAATTGTCAAACGTAAGATACAGTGAATTATCATTCGACATTATAGAAAGGTAGGCAAATGAATATGACTTATACAAACTCGCAAATTGCAAAAATGTACAATGACATTCAGACAATCAAAAAATACAAATTTAAGGCAGATACGGCTTTTACAATCATAAAAAACGCAAAGGTGCTTAAAAATGCCATCGAGCTTTTTGATGAGGCAAGACACAACCTCTTGGAAACGTATGCTGAAAAAGATGAAACAGGAAATGCAAAGATTGAAAATGGCAATTATGTTATTTCCAATAAAGAGGAATTTGCAAAAGAATTTATATCCTTGCAAAACGCCGAACAGGACATAGATTTCTCAAAAATCAAACTGTCGGATATTTCAGAAATTGAGATAGAAGCAGAATTAATGGAGACAATGAGCGAATTTATTGAAGAGTAGGTGGTTGAATGTATTCTACAAGTGAAGCATTAACAAACGCAATTATTAACGGCGAACCAATTAATAAAGAATTACGATTACTTGACAGCGACGGAGTTGTTATTAAAACAATTAAGTCGCTTAAATTATATAGTGGAAGCAACAGCACAAGCAGAATACAGATAGGTTCGACCAATTCTTCTTACATAGAAGCAAGTATTGAATATGACAAGGTTCTTGCAAACAGGGAAATGGCATTATACTGCGGTATTGATAGTGAAATGATACCAATGGGTATATATAAGATAATGCAAGAACCATCAGAAGATGACGGAATAATTTCATTCAAAGCCTATGACAGAATGAGACTTCTTGACAAGCTATATGAACCGACAGTAGTTATCCCTAATGGCTTTAAAAATGTTGTAGATGACATTGCTAAACAATGCGGCGTTACAGTAAATTTCAGTTACACCAGTGGAACTGTCAGAAATTACATTAAAGGATATACCTGCCGAGAAATGATAGGGTACATTGCTTCTATGTTGGGAATGTTTGCTTACTTTGACAGGCAAGGCGTGCTTAATTTTGGCTGGTACGCCTGGGGAAAACCGGTTGAAAAAACACTTAGTTCATTTTGGAGCTTGAAAAAAAACAGTAGCGATTACAAAGTAACAGGTGTTGAATTTATCGTAAACAGCGATACAAAATGGCTTGCAGGTAGTGAACCTAATATCATTTATTGCTCTAACCCTCTTGCAGACCTAAAAGATGCAGAAAATGTTTATTACGGACCTATGAAAGACTTAACGTACCGCCCGGCAGAAATTAGTATGCTTGACGATATTCGCCTTGATGTGACAGACGTTGTTAAAGTGACATTACTTGACGGAACCACAATAAGAGTACCTTGTATGACACTTAATCAAGATTTTACTGCAAGTGAAACAAAGGTTAAAGCGGTAGGAAATGCTGACGGAGAAGCAAGTAATTATTCGGGACCACTCACAACGGTAATGGATAGATTGACAACGGACCTGTTATTGACAAACAGGGTGGTTGCGACCAAAGTCGACGCTGAATGGGTAAGAGCCAACACAGTAACAGCAGATAAAATAACAGCTATGCAGGCTGAAATCGACGAAATAAATGCAAATAACATCACTACTGATAACTTGTCCGCAAATGTTGCTAAACTTGGTTATCTGACAGCAGACAGTGCCGTAATCAAGGGAAAATTAGACACAAGTGAGTTATCTGCGGAAGTTGCGAAGTTGGGTTATCTGACCGCTGACAGTGCTGTGATTAAAGGCAAGTTAGACACTAGCAAATTGTCGGCAGAAGTAGCAAAACTCGGCTACTTAACGGCGGATAGTGCGGTCATAAAAGGAAAGTTAGATACGAACCAATTATCAACAGAGGTTGCAAAGTTAGGCTATATGACAGCAGATGAAGCAGACATAAAGTATGCCAATATCAAACTTTCAAACATTGAAACCGCAAACGTGGCTACATTGCTTGCAAAGATTGGCTTAATTGACCGTGCGACCGTAGTTGAGGGACATATAACAGGTTTCCTTGACAGTGTGGAGGTAAATGCAAATAAGATAACCGCAGGAACACTTGTTGCGGATAGAATACTTCTCAAAGGTTCGGAAAATGGATTACTTTACGCACTCAATAACCTTGGCGAACTGACAAGCACTACGGTTGACAGTTTAGACGGATATGTACTTACTGACCGTACAATCAATGCGGATAAGATAATTGCAAACAGCATAACCGCAAATGAACTTGATGTTGCGAACATATTCGCTGACAATGCGGTAATCTCAACGATTACTTCACAAAAAGCATTTATCAATGCTATTAGTACGAATAGCGTGGTTGTAGGTGCAAAGAAAACCGCTGACGAGATTAAAGAGAATATCTACAGTCCGAACACCACCACGATTGACGGTGGGAAAATTACAACCAATTCCATAAAAGCTAAACAGATTGACGTTACTAACTTGTTTGCACAAGACATTACCGCAAGTGGCAAAATTACAGGTGCAAAACTGTATGGTACATATCTTGAATCGACAAGTGGCAAAATTGCAGATTTCAACATTACGAAAAATGGCTTTTCAAGAGAACTTGATTGGGTAGACCAATGGGATAGTAGTGCCGCAACCATAACAGGAAGTTACAAGGCTTGGTGTGAAATAACCCCAAACGGAGCCGGACAAATTAACATTGGTGCAGGAGTAGGAACTTTTACTTACAAATGTCCGACTATCAGATGTGGGTATTATGATAGAAGTCAAGACGGAAAAACTGTAACAAAAATAACGTCTTTTGAAACAGATATGATGGGGATTAGCACAAATTACTTTAAAGCAGACAAGATTATTAGCGACTTAATCCCAATTCAAACAAATGACGGCGAACCCACTCCGTCTGGATATAGAAAAACCTTTCCTAGTCTTGGTTCCAAACAACAGACTTGGCAAAATTTATACGTTAAAAGTATATATGTCAAGGCAGGTATAGGAGATGTAGGAGATGAAACAACAGGAAATATTGAGGCTTCTGGCAAAATCACAGCACAAGGAGACATTATCGCAGGATTAGGAACGGACAAGCAAGTGAGCTTACAAGGGTTAAAAGATACAACTACTCAAATAAGAGGCAAGTCTATTTTCAGTATTAATAATTATGGCACAGGAGCGTCAAAAAAAGGTAGTTCAGTATCGCTTTGGAAAGATAGCGCAACTCTCACTCACGGGTTTTACATTGCGATTATTTCGGCAGTAATATCAACAAATACTGGCACTAGCCGTATTGAATTATTAGCCAACGGCAATGCACTTGTGGCTGCACGTACAAATTCAACCACTTATGAAAGAGCGCTTGCGGTACATAATTTTGGTGTTAGTGGTGAGCAAAGTTTTAATTTTGAATTAGTAGCAAAAAGCCAAGACGCTAGCTCAACTGTTACTGTTCCTGGTTATAGGACCTATAGTGTCTTGATATTCAAAATTGGTTAGAAAGGCGAAGCAATGAAAGCAATAATCAATGAAAAGTTATACGATACAACAACATCAGAAGTTGTTTACATAGGGAATATGGAAGCCTTATATAAAACCAAGAATAAGGCGTATTTCAGAACTTCAAGCGAGGGAATACAACCTATGGGAATTGAAGAAGTCAAGGAATATCTCGGAATCAAAGATGTAGACGCTTACATTAAAGAATTTGGCTCTGTAGACATTGCATAGTAAAGGAAAGGAGACTTAATTATGTCAAGAATTTTAAGAACAGGCGAAAATCAGATTACGCAATCTTATCAGCAACATTATGATAAGGTTCATTCGGGAAATGGATGGGCTATCGGCGTTGACGTAGTAAAGAAAACCAATCAGTGTGATAGCATTATTGCACATACTGACGGAACAGTTGTTAAGGTAATGGATAAAATGACAGGAACGAATTGCGTCCATGACCCAGAGGGAATGGGTTATGGCAATTATGTTATGATACAACACGAAGACAATTTTGTTACACTTTATGCTCACTTAGGAAGTGTAGCGGTCAAACAAGGTCAGAAAGTAACTAAAGGAACTGTTATTGGATATATGGGTAACACAGGATTCAGTTATGGGGCACACGTTCATTTTGAGGTTAGAAAATATAAGAGCCTTAATGTGACAATCGGTATTCACGATACAAGGAACTTTGAATGGCTTAACCCTGAACCTTACCTTGACGCAGATTTGCCAATCACGGAAGCTGGCAAAAACGTTGTAGGTTTCTTAGATGTGGCAAAAATGGATGGCAAAGACCGACTGTTTGTCAGCGGATGGACGTATGGTGGAAGCCAAGATGTAAAAATCAAAATATCCAAGGCTGGTGTGAACTATTACCTTTACGATATAAAAGCTAATCAGTCAAGGATAGACGTATTAGAAGCAGGTTATCCAACAGACAAAGTGGGATTCAGTGATACTTGCCCGATTGCATTAGCTGACGGAACATATAATGTAGAAGCATACGTTGATAATGTGAAGTTGACAAACACTAAGCAGATTACAGTTAAGAGAGAGCTTGCAAGATACAGTTATGCTTCTTATCCTAGTACAAGTAATGACTATTACAGGATTAGAACATCATTCCATAATGAAAAATCAAGCAAAGGGTCATTCCATTCATTCGCATTAGCATTTGATGAATGGGAAAGAAACAAGAATAAGGATTATCACATCTACGATAAAAGCGGCAGACAACTTGATTAATTGCAAAATAAAAGATGTTGTGTCGAAACTTGCGAATTGAACCGCCTTTAATCGGTTTTATAAACGTGATAAATTAAAAAAGTCCTCTAAGGGGACAATTTCAAGTTCTGGTGGGGCACTGTTTGATTGGCGTTGACAGTGCCTCTAAAAAAAGAAAAGGTAAGGGGATTCCCTTACCTTTAATTTATGATTGCTTCTTCCTAAAGTGGCAATACAAAGAGGTTGCAATCCCTAATAAAGAAGAAACTATAATCATATAAAACCCGGCTGTTCTTTCGATTGGTGGGGTTGTGCCAATAGCATTGAATAATTTTTCAGCTTCTGAGGTATATCCTATTCCTGCCGAAGGAAAAACTAATGCACAGATAAAACTAAAAACTGCACCGATAGGAGCTTCTTTATACAAGAACATAAATGCAGCTAATCCGGCTATAAGGCAACAACATCCCTCAGGAATTGATATTTTAAAAAGGTTATAGTTTACTCCCAATGTTTTAGCAAATGGAACAAGTGTACCTATAATTATTAAAGCACAAAGAAACATTCCAAAGTAACTTGCTATCTTATATTCTTTCTGATTATACTTTTCCTTTGAATAATGTATAATGCAATACGGACATTGCATATACGTTTCTTTTCTGATTACAGCTCCGGTATAATCTTTAATTTCTCTTTCGTATGTGTGCATTTTATTCCCACATCTTTCACATATCATATCATCCATATAAACCACTCCTTAGTCTTTTATAAAGTAAACTGTCGAAACTTGCGATTTGTTTATCATCACAGTAAAAACAGTTATGATATATTTATAAAGTAGATTATATGACAGCATTTTGTTATTGACAATATAGAACGTTTGTTCTAATATTAGGTTATCGCTATTTAGTTGTATTTTGGGAGGGTTGAAATGGAAAAAGAAAAAATGGATAAAAAAGAAGAACTCCTACATGATATTATATCAATAATAGAAGTTCTTCCGGTTTGTGAGTGCCAAAGAATTAAGGATTACTTGTCGGAGTTATACTTTTCTTGACATTCAATTAAGCTGTTTAACAAATTAAGTACAACCTTTTTATGCCCACGCGTAAGTTGGTTGTATTTTTTTATTACTTTTGCTTCTTCTTCGCCCTGATGTTCTTGCTTATAAGTGAGGTATTCTTCTTTGCCCCATTCGGTAAGGCTTTCTGGCAGCACTCCTAAAGCATCAGCTATCTTTTTTAACATCTCAACATCAATTTTCTTGATATTTCCAGCTTCGTACTTTTGTACAGTAGCTTCTGTTAATCCGATTTTGTCGGCTAGTTCTTTAAGAGTAATATCTTTTTCTTTTCTGTATTTCTTTATATTGTTACCAACTCTTGTGCAAAACTGTGTACTCATTGCTATCACTCCTTTCTTTTGTTATTGTGTTATAATACTATCATACTATGATAAAAAAGTAAACAATTTTATAAAAAAACTATCATAACATTATTGACAATACTATCGTGGTGTGATAGTATACTATCATAGCAAGCAAGAAAGGAGGAAACATAAATGAACTTACCAAAACTTAAAGGTGCCATTAGGGAACGTGGTAGAAACTATAACCAGTGCTCAACAGCTATCGGGAAAAGCATTACAACCTTTAATTCAAAGATGAATGGCAGAATCCCTTTTACTATTGTTGAGTTAGAAGACCTCGGCAACTATCTTGAAATGACAGATAGTGAAAAAACTGAAATTTTTTTGCGATAAAACTATCATAGTGTGATAGTTTCGCAGAGATTAAGGAAAGGAGAATAAAATGAACGAATTACAGATTTTTAATTCGGAAGAGTTTGGAGAAATCCGAACAGTTACAGTTAACGATGAAGTTTGGTTCGTAGCCAAAGATGTGTGTGAAGCATTAAGGCACACGAATACAACAGTAGCAATGCAGATGTTAGAAGAAGATGAACGCACTAAACTTTCTTTAGGGCGTGCAGGAGAAACAAATTGCATTAACGAAAGTGGTCTTTACACTTTGATTATTAAAAGCAATTTACCAAAAGCAAAGAAGTTTCGCAAGTGGGTTACATCAGAGGTTCTTCCGTCAATCAGAAAGAATGGCGGCTACATAGCAGGGCAGGAAACATTATCTGATGAAGAACTTATGGCAAAGGCACTTCTTGTAGCCAATAACAAGATAGCTGAAAGAGACAAGATAATCGAGCAGAAACAGGCAAGAATTGAACAGATGAAACCTAAAGAAATTTTTGCGGATGCCGTAGCAACAAGCCATACATCAATCCTTGTTGGAGATTTAGCGAAGTTAATTTGTCAGAATGGCTATCAGATAGGGCAGAAACGATTATTTGATTGGTTGAGAGAGAATAACTTCCTTATTAAATGCGGTTCATCAAGAAATATGCCACAGCAGAGATTTGTTGAACAGGGATTATTTGAAATTAAGGAAAGCAACCTTGTTAATCCGGATGGTTCTGTGAGAATTACCAAAACTACAAAGGTTACAGGTAAAGGGCAGGTCTATTTCGTAAATAAGTTCTTGAAAGGAGCTAAGAATGAAACAGCCTAAAGCCTTAACAAGAGAATTGAAAATTGCCGCATCTGCCTATGGACTTATCCCTAGTCAATGGATGTTACTTAAAGATGACGGCGGAAGCTATGTAACACTTATAAGTAAAGACGGCAAGAAGCAGAAAACGATTGATAGATATGCAAGGGCGACAAAGAAAAGATGAATAAAAGAAAAATAATAATTAATGTTTCCGCAGCTATGCTTGTGATTATTCCCATTGTGATAGGGAAGATAAAAGCAACCAAGGCAACAATTTCTACTGAAAATGAAACAGTTGCTTGTGAGATTGAAACGGAAACTTTTGAAACTGAAAAAATAACGGAATATTTTACTCCGGAATATGACTTAGGGATTGAAAAAGACAAGTACAGTTTTATCCCACTAAGCAAGAGTGACAGAGAAATAATAAGAAGTTCCTGCGAAAAATACAACATTGACTATGACTTAATGTTAGCTGTAGCAAAACAGGAAAGCTGTTATCAGATGGCAGCATATAACCCTATATCCGGGGATTATGGAATGTTCCAGATTAATGCCAAAACTTGGAATATGACAGCTAATGAGAATGGCTTGTATAACTACAAATATTCCCTTGAAGATAATTCCGAGATGGCTTGTTACATTATGAGCCTTTGTATGGAAGAAGCTAATGGGGACACCCGGATTGCTTTGAACTACTACAGAACAGGAACACCTAATGCAAAGTATGAAGCAGAAAGCGACTATGCAAGCATTATTTTAGAAGAATTGAAAAAAATAAGGAGAATGAGGAATGATAATAACAAATTTTAACGAAATGTCAGTTGGGGATTTGGAGAAAATCTCACAGGGACTGCCTATTAGTTTTGTAATTGAAGATGGCAAAATAACCAGGGCAGAAAGGAGAGAAGAATGAATAACGCAAGAATGTCCGGAACAATGACAACTCCCCCTTATTTGCTTTGGACGGCTAAAAATGGAGAGGAATTTTACACTTTTGGCATATCGGTCAAGAGAGATAGTGGGATTTACGATATGGTTCCTGTAATAATCAAAAAGGATAATCTTATCGACAGCACCGATGACAGGATAACCCTTAATGGAGAAATTAGAAGCAGAAATTCTGACGGACACCTGTTAGTGTACTTTTACGCAACGGAAAGTATGATTTATTCAGGAGTTGATGAAAATGTAGTTTCCTTTGAAGGTACTGTGTGCATCAAGAAAGAAATCAGAGAAACCCTTTTTTCAAAAAAGAAAATTACGGATTTTTCACTTGCCGTTGACAGGAAATATAATTGGAAGTCTGACTATATCCCTTGCATAGCTTGGGAACACAGTGCGGAAGTAATTAATGATGATATTGCCGTAGGTACAGGAATCGGAATTACAGGCAGATTTCAGTCAAGGGATTATATGGAGAATGGCGAAAAGAAAAAAGCCTTTGAAGTATCAGTTATGAACCTTGAATGGTAGAAAGGATAGTTTATGGAAAGAACAGTTTTAAAAAAAGTGGTACTTGAAAACTTTATGTGCTATGCACACGCAGAGTTTGATTTTTATGCCATTACAAAGATTATGGCTAAGAATGGCAAGGGCAAGTCGACTATTGCCACAGCTTATCTGTGGTGCTTATTTAACTGTGATTATGAGTTAAAGGATAATCCGGTTGTCAGAAGAGAAATTGACGGAGTACCGGTTGATGATATGGATGTGTCAGTTGAACTTACACTTGATGTTGACGGAAAAGAAGTAACTATGAAGAAGGTACAGGTCCGTACATATAACAAGGATAAGACAGGCTATAAGGATGATAACTCATATTACATTAATGATGTGAGAAAGAACCTTAAGGACTTCAACGCATATCTTGATGTTGATATGAATGTATTTAAGATGTGTAGTAATGTGAACGCATTTCTTAATCAGAAACCGGCAGAAATGAGAGAATACTTATTCGGGCTTGTAGGAGATGTTACAGACCTTGACATAGCTTCACAGAAAGCTGAATTAGCCGAGTTAGTTCCTTTACTTAATAAGTATACAGTTGAAGAATTATCCGCTATGAATAAGGCTACAAAGACCAAAATTGCAAAGGATTTACCTATTCTTGATGGACGGATTAAGGAAAAGGAAAGAGATACACAGCTTAAGCAGGCTATTGAAGTATCCGACCTTGAATTGCAGAAGAACAGCCTTAAAGAACAGATTGCTGATTGTGTGGCAAAGCAGACCGACAATGACAAGCTGATGGCTGAATATGACAAGGTTAGTTCAGATATTCTTAATCTCAAATTTGAACTTGGCGATATGTCACGCAAAGCTAATGAAGAAAATATCAAGGCTAGGAGAAAACTTGAATCACAGATTAGTAACCTTAATTATGTGATTGAGGATAGCAAGAAGTCAATCAGCAACGCAGAAGATGTTGTTAGTTTTGATAAGGACAAGATAGCTGAATATCAGAAAACACTTGATGATAGCAGAACCGAATGGAAAGCTGAAAAAGAGCGTGTATTTGACGAGAATAATCTTATTTGCCCTTATTGTAAACAGGAATACCCAGAGGAAAAGAAAGAGAAACTAAAGGCAGATTTTAAGGCACATAAAGAAGCTGAACTTAACAGGATTACTGATAAGGGCAACACAGCTAAGGAAATGCTTGATGAAGCTAAAAAGGCATTAGATGAAGCTGAACAGGAATTGACAGATAGAAAGCAGAAGTTAGAAAAGCATTTAGTGGATTTAGTAGACCTTGAAAAGCAGTTATCAGAACTTCCACAGGAGATTGATGTATCAACCACAGAAGAATACAAAGCACTTGAACAGCAGATTGCCGAAAAAGAAGAGGCTATGCACAAGGCTAATGATATTTCAGCAGTTAAGGCAGAATTAAAGTCACAGGAAACAGCTTTAAGGCAGCAGTTGGCAGAATGTGAAAGCCAGATTGCAAAATCTGATACAGCAGCAGACGAACAGCGACTTGAAGAATTAAAGCAGACAAGGATTGATTCTGAACAGAATAAGACTAATGCCGAGAAAATCCTTGATTTACTTGATGAATTAGACAGAGCAAAGAATGAAGCCTTGACAGAAGCAGTAAATAGCCATTTTGGGTTAGTTAAGTGGCAACTGTTTGAATATGCTAAGAACGGCAATTACAAGAGTTGTTGCATACCTACTGTTGACGGAAAGAGTATTTTAACAACTATGAGTAACAAGGGCAACAGGATTTTAGGCAGAGTTGATATTTGCAGTTCAATTCAGAAGATTAGCGGCATATCGGTGCCTATTGTTTTAGATGATTTTGAAAGTCTTAGTACGGACAATCAGAAGAAAGTTTCTGAAATGGTAGATAGTCAGTTGATTATGCTGATTGTTAATGATAGCGAGAAATTAGAGATTGTGGAGGGATAATATGACGAAATTAAGAGTTTGGCATAATTGCCAAGTAGGAGCGGTTAAAAACTTTTATGTCGAAGTTGAAAGCATTGAACAGGCTTGGAAAATTCTTAATACATTATGGAATTATGATTTATTTCAGTATGAAAACAACATAAAACCAGATTACTGTAATGCTTCTGGACTTGAATATTTTGATGAAGAAGAACAGGAATGGTGCGAGTGGTACGACGATGACGGATTGGATATAAAAGAACATTTTGAAGAAAGCGAGGAATAATTATGGCAGAGAATACAGCAGTTGCGGAAAAGAAAGAAGCTGAAAGCAGAGAGCTTGTAGCAAAGGATTTTACAGAGGGAATGGTTGTTAAAATTAAGCAGAAAGAGAAATTCGGTTTAACATTCCCTAAGGATTACAACTACACAAACGAATTTATGTCGGCAATGCTGATTTTGCAGGACACAGTAGATATGAACAAGAAGCCTGTATTGCAGAGTTGCACAAGGGCAAGTATTGAAAATGCACTTGTGGAAATGGTTACAAGCGGCTTGTCAATGCAGAAGAAGCAGTGCTATCCGGTTGCCTATGGTGGAAAGTTGCAGTGTCAGAAATCCGTATATGGGAACACCTGCATTGCTAGGAGATATGGACTTAAAGACATAACAGCAGAAGTTATCTACGAGGGCGATACATTCGAGTATGAAATTGTTAATGGCAAGAAAAAGGTCATCACTCACAAACAGGATTTTGAGAATATCGACAACGATAAGGTCAAGGGTGCCTACGCAATAGCCACTATGGATGACGGAAGTGTTCTTACAGAAGTTATGAACATCAAACAGATAAAACAGGCTTGGAAACAGGGATATGGCTATAAAGAGAACGGAAACGGAACGCATCAGAAATTTACAGACCAGATGGCTATGAAAACAGTCAAGAACAGACTGTTAAAGCAGATTAATAATACTTATGGTTCTTTCTATGACGGAAACTATGACAGCGACGAGGATATTCCAGCCTATGACGAGCGTATGCAGGCTGATGTTGATTATGAAATAGAACAGAACGCTAACAGTGTTGATTTTGATGATGCGGATATTGTGGAAAATGTAGAAGTGGTTGATGCAGCAGAAGTAGTTGATGAACAAACTGAAGATAGCACATTGCCGCCATTTATGCAGGCAGAATAGGAGATTAGATATGAAAGTACATGAGTTAATTCAGGAATTAAGCCAGTACAGTGCAGATACAGAAGTTAGATTTAATTTCAAAGGAAATTTTGAAAGTGATGTAAAGGTGGCATTTGAGAGAAACGGTGAATATGATGAACAGGAAGTAACCGCAGAAGTTGAGTTTGATGATTACTTAGATTATGAAGATATTAGTGATTACGAATCAATGTCCTCAAGAACTTGGCAGAAAGAACCATACATCGTTGTTAATTTATCTTATTAAGAGGTAAGCCT